TATTTAGCGCTGGCGACAGTCTTTTCATTCAGAACATTGGTGCTGGCACTTGCACGATTACGGCAGGAACAGCAACGGTTACAACCGCTGGCAGTTTAGCGTTGGCACAATGGGGGGGTGGCACGCTTTATTTTACCAGTGCTAGTGCTGCTGTTTTTTTTAGCGGTGGGCGTGCCGCTTTATCTGTAGAAGCTTTAATTATTGCTGGCGGCGGTGGTGGTGGTGACGGTAACGACCGAACTGCTGGCGGTGGCGGCGGCGGCGGCTATTTGGCAAATGTTGCAGGCGAAAATAGTGGTGGTGGTGTTGGCGGTGTGTTGCCTTTTATCCCGACGCTTGCAACTAATTACACGGTAACGGTGGGCGCTGGCGGTAGCGGCGGTACAAGCAGCGGTGTACTTCCTACAAATGGTAGTAACAGCGTGTTCCAAAACTTGACTGCTATTGGCGGCGGTCGAGGCGCACAAGCACAAGGCGCCGCGCAAGTTGGCGGTTCGGGTGGTGGTGCTTATCACGGTGGCGGTAATGCTGCTGGAACAGCTTTACAAGGTTTCGCTGGTGGTACTGGCGGCGGCACTTATGGTGGTGGTGGTGGCGGTGGTGCTGGTGCAGTTGGTGGCAACCAATCAAGCAGCAACGGCGGTGCTGGCGGTGCGGGCGTATCGTCAAGCATCACAGGTTCAAGTGTTCAACGCGCTGGCGGCGGCGGTGGCGGTTCGCAATTTGGCACAGGCGGTTCGGCAACAGGCGGCGGCGGTGCAGGTGCAGGTCTAGGTGGCGAAGGTACGGCTGGAACAGCAAACACAGGTGGCGGCGGCGGTGGCGGTTCGCAAAATGGAAATACAAACGGCGGCAACGGCGGCAGCGGCGTAGTGATATTCCGTTACCCATCGGCCTACACAATTACAATCGGTGCAGGCTTGACAGGTTCGACTACAACAAGTGGCAACAACACTATTGCAACCATTACCGCCGGGACAGGAAACGTGCAATGGAACTAGTCGGATACTACGCAGAACTAGACGCTAGCAACATTGTTACGCAAGTAATAACAGGCGTACCACCAACCGAAACTATCGAGGGCTTACCAGCCGCCGAGTGGTACAGCAATTTTACAGGCGTAACTTGTGTACCAACATTTATGGACGCACCTAACAAAACGTATGCAGGCATTGGCTATACCTACGATTACGAAACACAAGATTTTACGGCACCCACGCCCGACCCAATCCCAACACCGCCTGAGGCGTAATGGCATGGCGATACCTATTTGGCTGCACAATCCTTGTAGCAGTAGTGGCTTGGGGCTGTAGTGGTTGCACCGTTTCTAAAACCAACACAACTTACCAATGCTTTACAAAGGCGGCGTGCGACAATGATAAAAACCCCTGAACAGCAACACGCGGCACTAATAGTTTTTGTGGGCCGTTTGCTTGCAGTATGTTTTACTTTTACCGTATTTGCATTTATATACGGCGTGCTTTTTGTAGACCAGCCTGAAAAACAGGCCCCGACTGACGCCCAGTTAATAGACCTGCTGTCCACGTTGCTAGTGTTTTTAACTGGCACACTGTCGGGCCTTGTGGCCTCTAACGGACTTAAAAGCAAAACCCCGCCAACCGAATAATGGCTATACCACCTATTAAAAAACTGGTAATGCCTGCATCATTGAAGCACGTTAAACCAGGCGAACTACCGCAAAGCCTGCTCGTCGAGGTTAAACCGTTTGGCAAATTACACCCGCTAGCTGCAAACGCTTACAACGCTGTAAGGGCTGCCGCGTTTGCTGCAGGCATTAAACAATTTAAGCCGATTAGCGCGGGCGATACTTACCGTAGTGTCAGTTTGCAGCGCCAAGGGTTTTTAGCCCGCTACACACTTGACGTAATACCAGGCCAAAAGCCCCGCGTATACGAAGGCAAAAATTACTACCTAAAACCAGGTAATGCACCAATGGCCGTGCCAGGTACTAGCCGCCATAATCTCGGTTTGGCCTGTGACTATGCCAACATGAGTGGCGCCACGTTTGAGTTTATGTGCGAGCATGGGCCGCGTTTTGGTTGGTCATTGGAAGTAATGCCAGCCGAGCCTTGGCACTGGTTTTACTGGCCTGGCGACAAAGTGCCTGCAGCTGTAATCCAATACCTGCAAGGATTAGCGCCAGCATCCCCGACGCTGTAACAGGCGTCTACTACCGTTTTACTACCGACGGAAAAGGATTACAGCGCATGAATGAACTACAGACGTTTACTTACGAATGTTTTATAGGCCGAATGGATAACGGCCAGCAAGTTTTAGTACAGATTTTCAGAAACCCTGACAGCTTCGAAGTATTGGCTAGTCAAATCGCGTTTCGTACCGCCGCTGGCGACAGTTGGCAAACGCCTTACCAGTTGGAGAAAATGCCATGACCCCATTTACCGCAAAGTTGGCGCTAGGCGCCCTATGCACCGTTGCTGCAAGTCTGCTCGCCTGGGTAATGCCTGGCCTGCCTGACAGCGGCCCCAGCCGCCCCGTAGCCGTCGAATACGTTTACGAGGCAACCCCACTACTGCCCACCACAACGACCACAACGCCGTTTAACGAGGGTAATTGCCTGCAAGTAGTGTCACTAGCCTTAGTGTTGGGCTGGCCTGCTAGCGAGGCTGACACCATCGCCCAAGTAGCAGCCCGCGAAAGCCGTTGCACTAGCGACGCATTTAACGCACTGGACACGGCAGGCGGCAGTTATGGCCTTTACCAAATAAACGGGTTTTGGTGCAACCCCTCGACGTACTGGCCCCAAGGCTGGCTACAGGCCCAAGGCATACTAGATAATTGCCAGCAACTATTTTCGCCTGAAATAAACACAAAAGCGGCCCTAGCAATATGGTTAAATAGTGGTTGGGCGCCCTGGAAAACAGCCCAATAACCCGACAACAGAAAGACACCCGACATGCAAGAACCAATAGAACCCGAAACAGGCATAACAGAGGCAACACGCCAAAAAATGTTTGCGTTTATTGACGACTTAGTACGCCCAAACCACGTACTTAAACCAGTCAATACCCACCTGTTCCATTTAATAGGCGAAATCGAAGCACTACGCCAAGACCTACTACGCATGGAAGACCCACGCGCAAAGTTCCTAGAACTGGCCATAATCGAACTAGAGCAGCTGCAATAATGCGTATAGAACTAACACGCCTAGAACTCGCCAACGCCTACAAAGTGGCCAAACTGAAAACCGAAGACTGCATAAAAAACAAGCAGCGCAACCGTGACTACGGCGTAAAAGTGACCGACAACTACGCAATAAACTTGCAAGGCTGTTTAGGCGAACAGGCGTTAGCCATTTACCTTGGCGTCAAATACCATCACACGGGTTACGACCCAACCGCTAACGATGTAGCAGGCTACGAAGTACGGGCAACACGCCACCAAACAGGCCGCCTACTCACCCACGACCACGACAAAAACGGGCTGTACGTGCTAGCCATAATTGAGTTAGACAACGTAATAAACCTGGTTGGCTGGTCAAACCTGAAGCGCTGCAACATACCTAGCCGCTGGGACGTCACGCTACCTAAACCCTGTTACGCAATGCGCCAGGCCGATTTATGGCCTATGGACATGCTGCCAGCAACCGCGTTATACGCCTCTGCTATAAATAACTAAATAACCTGACCAAAAAAGGAAACCCGACAAATGGCATTTGACCTACAAAACTACGTAGACGTTCCAACCCGCTTGGCTGAGGCCTACAAACGCTGGCCCAACCTACGCATACAAGAAACCGTAAACGAAACAGTAACGATGCCTGACGGCTCTTGTTTTATACGTTGCACTGTCACTGTTTGGCGTGACGAAACCGACACACTGCCAGCCATAGCGACAGCAGCCGAACCATACCCAGGCAAAACGCCCTACACCAAAAATAGTGAATTTATGGTAGGCATGACCAGTGCGCTAGGCCGTGCGCTTGGGTATATGGGTTGCGGAGTCTCTAAAAGCATTGCAAGCCGTAACGAAATCGAAGCACGCCAAAACTCTGACGAACCTGGCGCCGTCATCGCCCCACGTGGCAAAGTCACTGCTGGAAGCGCTGCAGGCAACCCAAGCCCGTCTAGCGGCAATTTTGCTAGCGATAAACAAATAAGGTTTATTAAAGCCTTAGCCAAGGGTAAAGAATGGAACGAAGGCGACACACTGCTAAAACTGCATGAGTTATTAGGCCGTAACGACGTCATTTTAGAAACCATGACAGCAGCAGAGGCCACAAGAGTTATAGGGGAATGGAAATGAGTCGCTACAAATCCAATTTCGATTACTCAAAAGAGTTACGCGAACTACGCGTTTACTCGATGGAGTTAAGCCGCGAGAACGCCAAACTTAAAGAGCAAATAGAGTTACTTAAATCGCAACTGTTTAACGAGCTGCCCCGTGGTGAGTAATAACTTAATGAGTGAACGCGAACTAAAAAACCAAATAATAGCGTTTGCGCGTAATTGTGGTTGGTTAGTACACCACGATTTACCTAGCCAACGCGCTAATGGCAGTTGGGCAACCACTCACCAAGGCGATAGCGGTTTCCCTGACCTCGTGCTAGTTCACCCTGGCAACAGCGCAAAAAACATACGCGGTACCGTGATTTACGCTGAACTTAAAACGCAACGCGGCAAACTGTCTGCAGGCCAAGAACAGTGGTTAGACGCTTTAACAGCTGCCAAACAATTAGTAGTAGTGTGGCGGCCCCAAGACTTAAAACAAGTATTCGATTTACTTAGAACACCCTTACTGTATTAAGCGTTAGACAACTGGCTAGTACCAAGACCTGCACCCGTCGCACGGCGTTAGGTAACACACGGAAAGCGTGGGTAGACCAGCACGCCCTAAAATAGGTGACGTACTGGGGCGGCCTATAAACATAATTAGGCGTAATGCAAGGTAACGGACTGAGTGCAACCCGTGGGAGAGCATTACCGCATTAGGCTTTACACACACGCATAACATACCGATAACAAACCCAACACACCGAGGTAAACCCGACATGATGAACTACTACTACTCAGCATTAGCAAGCCGCGCACGCGGCGCGGTAGCCCAAGCGAAGCGCGGGAGTAGCAATGCCAAGTAAACACCAAGGCCCACGCCCACGCAACCAAGCAGACTACAAACGCAATAAACAAATACTGCTAGCAGAAAACCCATTCTGCCATTGGTGCGGAATGCCAGCAAGTGAAGCCGACCACCTCATTGAAGTAGACCGAGGCGGCGACAACTCACTAACAAACATGGTAAGTGCCTGCAGAAAATGCAACGCAACTCGCGGCAACCAATACAGAGCTGCAAGAGACGCAGGAAAACAAAACCCCGCAAACCCAATGCCAGTAAGGGAAATAGAAAATAATAATAGAACAAATTTTTTGGGGAATCGAAGGGAAGCCCCCGTCTCTCT